GGCACCTCTGCCCATGTTTGAAATAAAACCTGTGACAAAACTTCAAAAATCTGATCACCGTCAAAATCACGGGCAATGGCGTCGGTAAAAATAACTTTTGGCAAACGCGCCAATGCGCCAAGTGCGGTAATCGAATAAGTCTGAGTGAACATGGTGGAGCCCACGTCACGTACTTCTAAACCTATGTCAACCACATTGCCGCCAAATATGGGAACAAATGCGCCGGAAGTGTTTTTAATAGAAACGCCAATTGTTGAGTTGATCGCAACTGGTATTGCAACTTGATTAACGTCGATCAATTCTAAATTTACATAACCTGCTTGAGCCTGTTCATAAATGTTAGTTCGCCCGCTGCGAATTACAAGATTTGCCAAAACTGCGTCAGTGTATTCGACGCCGTCAATTTCGACCAGCCAAATTGGATTCCACTGAGTCATTATGGTGTCGCCAACCTGCTTGCCCCGCCTGTGCCTCGATAGAAGCTAGAATTAAGGGTTTCCACAATTGTACGTGCAGTGCCTTCGCTATCTAATGCACCGTTAACTGTCAAATTAATAATTGGTGCACCTGTCCGTGCGTCTAGATAATCTGACATTGTATCTTGAATAAATGACTGAGTGCTAGGAATTTGTCCAGTTACACTAGTCGTACCTTTAGTTAAGTTTCTGCTTGCACTTAATGTAGCTGTTTTTGCAGCCGCAACCGCAGTTGCATCTGTTCTAGTTTTTAGTGCTGCTGCGTCTCTGGCAACCTTATCTAGTAATGCATTTTTGTCAGCTATTCCAATTTGCTCTGCATTTAGACCTGCATTGCTTGCTACCGTTGTGCCTTGTGTAGGAATTTTTGACACATTTGGTAAAAATGGGATCGCATTGTATGCACCAATTAAAAGGTTGATACCAGCAATGGCACCGGAAATCAAACCGTTTAGAATCTTAATGACTCCAGCAATTACGTCAATAACTCCACCTGCAATTTTACCTGCAACTTCAAGTGCCCCACCTAAAACAGTGCCTACGATTGGTGCAAGATAAGTCGCAATGTATCCAGCAAATTCTTTGAAGGTTTCCAAATTGTCGCCTACTGCATCTTTGACAAAACCAAATGCTTTTATCAAGCCATTAATAATAGGAGTAAAGACATTTTTTATTGTATTACCGACTATGGTAATGTATCCACCTAAACTGTTTTCATTGCCGCTAAAAGCGTCGCCAAATTTTGTAATAATTGGCAGCGCATACTGATTGATGAAATCAATGAATTTTTGAAGTATAGGTAACAAGGCTGCTCCAAGTGTTTCTTTTGCCTCATCAAAAGCAATTTGCATACGTGCAATACGACCAGAATAAGTTTCAGCATTTTGTGCAGCTGCCCCGCCAAATAATTCTGTCAGTTTGCCTTGGACATCAGTGAAAGTCATGGTCTTTAATTCTGCCGCTGAGAGTCCAATGCCAAGCTTTCCAAGTGCCGCAGTATTGCCGTCAAAACCCTTGCTTAACGCAGCTGCAACAGTTTCTAAAGGTTTGCCTGTTGCTGTACTAACGTCAAGTGCCGTAGCAAGTAAATCCTGAGCTGTTGAAACGTCGCCTGTCGATCTGACCAAACGACCAAGCGCAGGGCGAAGCTCATCATCTGCCACGCCTGTCGCTAAAGACATTTGAAGAATTGATTGTTCAGTTGCAGCAATTTGTGCAGATGTTGCACCTGTGGCATTTGTTAAGGCAAGTGCTAGTAAAGTTTGTGCTTTTTCATCTTCAATTGCGGCTTTAACTCCGTCAATGCCTATCTTTATTGCGTACGCACCGGCGGCAGCCGCAGCGGCAACAAATGCAGCTCCAATGACTTTTCCAGCTTTACCGACCTTATCGCCAAAAGTGTCAACGTCTTGGGTTGCCGTTTTTAGCGATTTATTAAGATTATCAACGTCCCCAAGTATGGAAAGTTTAAGGGTGCGACTGCCAGCCATTAATCGTACTTCCTAACTATTGTGGAAAACGCTTCTTCCCATTTTTTAATAATTTCAGGTTGTGCACTTCGAAGGGTTGGATAGATGAACCAGCCTCGTGACCCACGGCCTTCACGCCCTGACCACACTGGAAATTGCTTGTAACGATTTGATCCAAATTCATAACCGCCCCAAACTTGCTGAGTCGTACCGCCACCGCTTAGTCTTTGACGTGCAAAACCGTAAGAAATCTCGCCAATTTTTGATGACTTGGAAACGGTTGCGCCGGTGGCAATAATTGAAGCGACACGATTGTTTGCTGATCCAGCCGTGCTAATAACTTTTTGTTTTACGTATTCTGCAAGCTCTGACGTTTTTTCTTTTGCTTGCTTTGTAGTTTCTTCGTCCATTGCCTTGAAAGACCTTACAATGGCACGCAATTCAGCTTTATCGTAGCTAATTGCATTACTTGCCATTTGCTCGCCTTTCTAAAATTTCAATGACCGTCAAAATGTCTTCGGCGGTTTCAAATACGTCTGGTGGTAGCCCCGTGGCCAAGGCTACCTCCCAGACAATTCGACTTAGGCTTCCGACTGGATAGCTTTTGGGTTTGCTTCACCGACGATCACTTCGGAAATTGTTTCTGTCCAAATATCGATTGGCTTAACGGGCTTTCCTGCGGCTTCGCGTTTCATGGCGTGATATGCCAAAAAGACTAAATCGGAAATACCGATTTTTTCTTGCGCTTGCGCAATTGTGTTGCCCGTCTGCTTTTCCCATTTAACCCACTCAGGCGGTGCAGCTGTGTAAGTGATCTGCGTGCCGTCGTTGTATTCAATTGTTATTGGTAACTTCATTTTTCCTCCCGATTGTTTTTTAAGCGAAGTTTTCGGCTGGTGTGCCAATTACTGTGAATGATAAGGATACTGTCTGTGCGTCAGGGGCAGTGCCTCCCACGCTTGGAAATGCTGGCAAAATCTGGAATGTAAATGTTGCACCGCTTGCAGCTGTCAAGACTGTGTTAATTCCTGTATTTGGTGCTGTTTCTGTTGCGTTCCACAAGCCTTCGCAAAGTGAACCTGTTGCGCCCCAGTCTGCAAGCATTTCGACGTCAAATGTGAACTGGTCATCAATGTGCTTATAGACTTTGCCGTCTAATGTTTGATAGGTTTCAATGGTTGGATCGTTTGATAAAACCGCGCTTGTTGCTTGGGCGTCGTAATTATTGCCACCAATAGTAAAGGTGACGTCGCGCCCAGTTATTACTGTTGTTGGCATTTTTACTCCTTAGATTGTCTGTGTGTAGTAAGTTGAAACGTTGATGTCGGCAACCAGCATAGGGCTTTGACCTACTTCCAAAACCGTTGGCTTTTCGATTGTTCCAACAACGTATCCTGACGGCATTGCCGCAAGAATTCCAATGATGAGCTTTTCTAAATTGTCCAATGATCCAGCATTGCTGTTTGAAGCAACAATTGCTGAAATGGCAAAATTGAGTTTAACTTTTACTTCGCTTTTACCAATAAGCACGACTTCACCATAAGGTGAATCCGGGACAACCACTATTGCAGGCGGGATTGGCGACTCTGGCACGCTTGGATAAATGTTGGCAGCTAATGAGGCAAAAGCGTTTGCCAGTGCTGATCGAGTTTCAGCGATTGAATTGGCAGGCATTATTGCACAACACTTTCAACGTCTAAAAACGGCTGAAGTAATGTGGACACACGATTTGTGAGACTGCGGCCCATTCTGTATGGGGTACTGGCAAAATCGACGCCCTGAATTTCGCCACCGGCTGCAACACGTGATTGAAATACCTCGACGGATACTGCTAGGACAGCTGATTCGATTGCTGGTGAATTTGCATAAAGATTTGCAGCTGAATAACCCGAAAGTGTAGCTGCGCCGTTTGGCACCATAGGGCGAATTGCCACGTCAGCATTTACTAGGCTGGCTGTAAAGTAACGGGCACCAATGTCCTTTGAAAGTGTAAATGTATTGCTGAAAGGCGCAGGCAGGCCAGTCACAATGACTGATTGACCCTCAACAAAATAATGTGGGCGCACTGTGTAAAAGTAAGCGACGTTTGTTTCAAGTTCGTATGAATCGATTGCAGATGTATTTGCCACAAGCATGGGCAAAATGACAGCTTCTGCGGTGTTGATTATTTCATCTAAAACGCTGTCAGGGTACAAGGAAACCGAAACGCCAAGCACTGTTCGCAACTGTGCTGTTGAAATGATACTTGGCATTTCGGTTCCTTTCGTTCGGCTGCGCTACGCTCGGGAGGATACGTAGCGCAT